ATTAACTGATTTTCGGCACTCGGAGTCAAAACGAAAAACTTAATGAGACTAATTTAAAACTACCTAACGACATCCGCAAGGAGTTTTTGATACTAAGATCAAACGATTAATCGTCTTCGAATGTGAAGACACCCGTTTCAAGATCAAGTTCAGGAAAGAAATCTGCAATTACTTCATCGACATCACCAAAGCCTTTATTCGCAGCACTGGTTATGTCGGGGGGAAGGGGGTCATTTTCTACCAAAGAGGAATCAATAAAATCACCATTCTTATCAACAAGGAATCCATCCCCATCTGCATTTCTTATTTTAGCCATTAGAAATTACCTCCAACAAATTTTGGTTCTGTTCCACGGGGAACATGATTGTCCCACATCCCCCATTTACTAAATTGTGAACGCAGTTGATCGAAAACTTTTTCATTCTCAATATTCGCTAGGATTACATCCATTGGAACATATCTTTGTGTTTCTCCTAACGCTCTTTGGATTGCCCGTGCAGCAGCTTCATGTCTGGGCAAATACATGTAGTAGCCTTCTATCTGATAGCCATTGGGATTCTGCAAACTCTTCTTAGTAAATTGCCCTACCCGCTTGATAGCAGAACCAGAACTTTTCAAAGTCATATCATGAACCACATTGAGATTCATCCGCTTTGCAATCTTTGTGATTTCATCAAACAAATAGGAAGATTCTTCATGTAATTCAAATGCGTTCCAACCTTTATATTCTGGCATCAATTGCTTTATCGCATCTGAGTCCAACACCAAAACCCTTCGACCATCTACAGGCCCATTCTTATCGGTCAACCAAGATTTGCCAGAACCACCACGCCCACCCAGAACCGTGTAAGTAGGTGTCTCTCCTTTTAATGCTTTGGATTTACTGATACCGTTACTGAGGATATTAGAACGATCTAAAACTTTTGTTTTTTCATTGAAACCAAGAATAACTTTTCTCGTAATCTCTCTGTGAAGAAGTTGCCTTTCAGCAGTCCAAACCTTATTGGCATTTCTGAATCTCGCAGCAGTGGTTTCAATACCTTCCAATAATTCTTGATAGCCCCGAATAGCAGCAGCATCCGCATCAGACAACCCTGCTATTATTGCTTCTTCTGTAACTGCTGTGTCTCCCGCAATATAATAATCTTCAGCAGAAGTAAAAGGTTTATCAGGGATTTTTTGTCCGGGGCGCAATGGATTTGGTTGTTGTGTGTGCGTTCCTTTCGGTGCTCTAACTGCTTTCAGTAATCCCCTGCATCTAGGATGATATGGGGGAGTGTCCCAACCTTTCGCCCTCATTTGATCTGGGGTCATCTCCGTTAAATCTTTTATTCCCTGTTTGCTTTGCTTAGGAAAGGGGGCAAGGATTTTCAAATCATTGGGGTCAGTTATTCTTATCTGGGTATCCAGTTTTGCCAAAGCAGGGGCAACCGAAAATCTTTTCCCGTCCATCCTTCTGCACACAGGACAAATCCTGCTATCTAATTGTTCGTTCACAACATAGTGGGTAATCCCACGGGCAGATGCTTCAGCTACGAAACCATAATTTGCCATTCGTGACATCTGAAGGGAGGAAGCAACACTTATCATACCTCCCCCAATATTTCCCGCACCTGTGGTCAAAGCATTTCGTAGATTGATGGGGTTGATTTTCTGAACGGTAACAGAATCACCTTTGTTAAATTCGGCTTCCTGTTGTTCTTCGAAGGTGAGTCTTGCTTCTAGTTTTACAGCTAACTGCATAAACCGTTTTCTAACGGTAATCATTGCCTGATCTAATTGGATTTGATATTGGTTGGTAGCAATGGGAACCAGACTCAAAGCATCTTTGTTTAAGACAACTTCAAGATCAAGGGTAGTGCCATTGATTAACGCACCCCCGAAAACCAAACCTGTTTTAAGAAGTGTGTTTATAGATTTGACTTTACCCCGATACAAAAGAGAAGTATTGATGGTATCAACTATCTCAGCCACTTTCGCTAAATCGTGGGCTTCAATAGCCTTTTCAATCTGGGGGATAATGCGCCTTTGAATCCTATTCCATCTGGGCAGAATTAATGCTTCAAGAGATGCTTCCAAATCAAGATAGGCTTCTACTTTGACTACCATGTTTTTAGCCTAGCTGATGTGTGTGACCGTTGGTAGAACCTGTGGCGTTTGATTCACTGTTCCACGTATGGGTATGCCCTTCATCTTCTGATGTCACCCCACCCGCTTCAAGAGTATGAACATGATTATTTACACCACCCGTTCCAGTAGAGTCACCTGCCTCAGCTTTGAGTTGTGATACCACCCCAACCAATTCAGACATCCCAACATTATCATTTTCAACTGAAGCATAAATTTTATTACTGACAAGCATGTTGACCATATCCAATTCAAAAGCATTCAAAGCTTTAATGCTTGTTTCCAGTGCCTTCAAATCTTTGGCAGGAATAGACTTGGTTAAATTTCGTACCTGAAGATCGGCAATAACTCCCAGATAGGAAAGATCAACTTTTGCTACGGGTTCACCTGTACTCGCATCAATCTGTTCTTCATCTACAAAATCTTCGATGTGGGGGTTGCGTACTTGGTCAGCAGAACTTGACCCACTGAATCTTTCAGCAATCTCATCTTCAACATCTTTTTCCAGTGGCTTAACTTCAACACTGCCCACCAGATTTAGATTCTCAATCAAAGACTTCTTGGTGATAGCACCTGCATTCATTGCAGTTCGAAGTGTATTCAGATTTGTTTCTGCATCAGCAACAGTCAGGGGTTTTGATTTGATTCGATACTTCCCTTTGGTTACTTCCTTCATAACCGTGTTGTTAAATGCTTCATCAAACTCCATACGTTCAGGGGCAAATACCTGTGCTTCTGCCAAAGTGTAGGAGGCAAAAACCGAAGCATAAGAATAGTCATCTGCCTTACCAACAAACAACGGGGGCAAACGGAATGAGGCGCGAACACGTTTCTCACACCTGTCATCATAATTTTCAAACATGGAATCCTGTTGACGGTCAGAGCCGAATGTTTCTACATCGACACGCACACCACCACCCTTATCAATGGTTCCTGATGTGCTCTGAATATCGGCAACAATTCCTTTCAATTTGTTTCGTGCTTTTCCTGCAAGCAATCCTTCCAATTGTTTTCTAGCAGTCTCAGCCATTGCACCACCAGAAATAAATACCATCAACGGGGGAATACCACCCGCAGCAAAATATTCAAGATTTAATTCTTCAGCAGATCGGGAACCAACTACTGATGGTAAATTGTTGAGCCAACGGGGAACACCGTAGGGAGACACAGCAGATCGATGAACAGTCAGATAAATAATTTCTGAAGCTCTGTCTTCGAAGGGTAATCTTTTACCTGCATCTTCAAGGAAAGTTCCTGTGTCTTTTGCAAGATCACGGGTAGAACCAAAATCCTTGAAATAGATTTTCTTACGATTGACTAACTGAACATACCTTCTTTCACGGGTCAAAGTTTGAAGTTTCATTTCAGTCCCACCACGGATTAATGTTTTTTGGGTGGGTACAGCATTCCCCAATTTCATCAACCTGATGGTCTTGGATTCCAAAGTTCTCATGAAAATAATTTCATCTTTGGGATTTCGGATTACTTCAATGCAACCATATCCAGAAATCTCTAACTGCCTTCTCAATTGCCTACGAAGAGTGATAAAAGAAATGGTAGGGGCAACCTCCATCAAAAATTCTTTGACAGGGACAAGAGCCTTTTCATCCTGCTCAGTCATTTCTTCCCCATCAGTTCTGACAATATCAAAACCCGTTCCATCAATGTTGACCTCCATAGCAGAGACACACTGATTCAACGCATTGTTTTGTTCGACAAGGGAATAATAAATGTCGGGGGAAATTTGGGGTTGAATAACCTGAGTGGTGTAGCTATTCAGAAATGTGTCTTCGATATCAAGAGCATTCGAAGTTACTTGAGCTTCCGCTTTTATAATAGCAGTTACGTTTGTTTCCAACTTAGCTACATTGGATTGCGTGTTTGCCTTGGTGGATTTCCTGCGAGTACGGGCAGTCGCAGTTTTCAATTTGGTAGTTTCAGCCATGCCAAACCCAAAAAAATAATCGGAAGGTGGAAAGTGTATATCCTCCTAACCGATTATTCTATACTTTCAGGCTCAGAGCAACTTATTTCACAGCATCTTTCCACTCTGAAGTTAGCCCCCAATTGTCAGCACAGACAGGGCCAAACCCCGCAGTCACCGAATTGGCATGGGTCAAAGTCTTGTTACAAAAACAGCAAGAGCCATGTTTGTGTCCGTAGTTGGCAGCAAATCCCGCAGGATTATTTGAAAGTTCTTTCAGCAGCTTTCCAACTTCATCAGTTGCGCTATAAGATTTTTCCCAATTCCCAACATCGTCAACCCTTCCATACCA